TGGTAAACCATTAAAAGATAAAGTCATTATATTTAATCCTTCTAGCAGACAACACATAGCTGATAGATTAAAGACTAAGTATGATTGGAAACCAAAAGACTTTACACCAGACGGTAAAGCAAAAGTAGATGATACAGTTTTAAATAGTTTAGATTATCCAGAAGCAAAACTGTTAGCAAAATATTTTCTTTTAGAAAAAAGAATTGGAATGTTATCAGAAGGTAATCAAGCTTATCTAAAACTAGAACGTAACGGAAGACTACACGGCACTGTTAATACTAACAACGCTGTAACTGGCAGGGCAACAGCAATGAAACCTAACCTACAGCAAGTACCTTCAGTCAGTGTACCTTACGGAAAAGAATTTCGAGAACTCTTTACAGTACCAAAAGGTAAAGTGTTACTTGGAGTAGATGTAAGTGGACTTGAGCTTAGATTGCTTGGTCATTACATTGCAAAATTTGATGGTGGTGCATACGCTGACATTGTAGTCAACGGTGATATACACACTACTAATCAACACAGTGCAGGTTTAGAAACCAGAGACCAAAGTAAGAGATTTCTGTATAGTTGGCTTTATGGCGCAGGCGTTTCTCGAATAGCTGAAGTAACTGGTAAAACAAATAAGGAAGCAGCAAAAATTAAGAAGCGTTTCTTAGATAGATTACCTGCATTAAGTAAACTTATCAAACAAGTACAACTTTCTGCTGAACGTGGTTACTTAGTTGGTCTTGATAAAAGACAAATTAAAGTAAGAAACAGTTTCAGTGCATTAAACACTTTGTTGCAAGGCGCAGGCGCAGCCGTTTGTAAACAATGGTTAGTTGAGTTTGACAACGCTGTTAAAAACTTTTCTGGAGTTCAACAAGTATTGTGGGTACACGATGAAATACAAGTTGAATGTGACAGAGAAGAAGCAACAGAGATAGGATTGTTGGCTGTCGAATGTATTAAACGAACTGGTGAACACTTCAAATTAAGAGTGCCATTAACAGGCGAATATAAAATAGGAAACAATTGGAGTGAGACACATTAATGAAGAACAGTAAATTTGATATAGACTTAAAGTACGGTCAAGAACGAGAAAAGAAAATAGTATCGTTATTGGACCAGGACAAAAACAAACTAGAAGTAAAAACAGAAAGAGACTGGTGGGCTAAGACAGGCAACATCGCAATTGAAGTTGAATGTTGGGGCAAACCTAGTGGCTTATCTAAAACAGAAGCAGACTATTGGGTACACATATTAGCAATAGGCAAAGAAGATTATTGTAAATTAATATTTGAAGTACCTAAATTAAAAAAGATAGCTGACAAATTTAAAGATAACTACAAAATGATTGGTGACCACCATGCAAGTAAGTGCATTCTAATTCCTTTAAAAGAATTATTCCAATCAAAAAATTTAACTTAACCAATCCACAGGAGGATTAATCCATGAAGAGAAGACTCTTAATTGATGGGGACATCATAGCTTATAAAGCTTCGACTATGGCAGAGCATAGTATTAAGTGGGAAGACTCAACAGTTTGGACATTACACGCTGATGAGAACCACGGAAAATATCTCGCACTATCCGAGATAGAAGATTTAAAAGAAAATCTTAAAGGTGATAGTATTACAATTGCACTAACAGATGGTGTTAACTTTAGAAAAGACATCTTACCTAGCTACAAGGATAATCGTAAAGAGAAACGTAAACCTTTAATATTAGGGGCAATTAGAAAATGGTTAATTGATGAGTATGACGCAATCATTTATCCAAACTTAGAAGCAGATGATGTTCTAGGTATTTTAGCTACACAACCACAAAAGAAAGAAGAACGTATTATCTGTTCACTTGATAAAGACCTTAGACAAATTCCAGGTAAACTTTGTCAAGACGGCAGAACAATACAAAAACTTTCTAAAAGAGATTGTGACCACTGGCACATGATACAAACATTAACTGGTGATTCAGTTGATGGATTTTCTGGTTGTCCAAAAATCGGAAAAGTTACAGCACAAAAAATACTTAAAGATAAAAAGTTACCACTTAAAGAACAGTGGGAACTAGTTGTCAAAGCATATGCTAAAGAAGGTTTACTAGAACATGACGCTTTTCAACAAGCTCAAGTTGCTAGAATTTTAAGACACGGTGAATACAACAAGAAAACTGGTGAGGTAACTCGATGGCAGATATAATTAAAGAACCACCTCATTATACACAACACGCAATCGAGCCTATTGATTTTATAATTAAAAACAAACTCAATTTTTGCCAAGGCAATGTAGTGAAATACATTTGTCGTTACAAATTAAAAGGGGGAGTTGAAGATTTAAAAAAGGCTCGACAATACATTGACTTTTTAATTGATAAAGACACTGACACTGACCAATTAAATTTACATTTAACACACAAAATAAATTATCCGAAAGATGAGGAATAGAAATATGGACTATAGTAAAGACGCATTATTGTCAGACGCAGGGCTGAGAATATTAAAAGATAGATACTTAACAGATGAAGAGCAAAGTCCTCAAGAAGCATTCTATAGAGTATCAAAAATATTTTCAGATGATTCTGCTATGGCTGACAGAATATATTCTTATGCTTCTAATCTATGGTTTATGTTTTCTACACCTGTTTTGACTAATGGAGGAACTAAAAGAGGAATGCCTATTTCGTGCTTTCTTAATTATGTACCAGATAGTCGAGTTGGATTAACAGAACACTACACAGAGAATGCTTGGTTAGCTTCAGTGGGTGGAGGAATTGGTGGATATTGGGGACACATACGAAGTGACGGTACGTCAACTAGTGGTGGCTCACAATCGTCTGGTTCAATTCCTTTCATGCACGTAGTTGACTCAGAAATGTTAGCGTTCAGTCAAGGTAAAACAAGGAGAGGAAGTTATGCTGCATACCAAGATATATCACATCCAGAAATTGAAGAGTTTATTGAAATGCGTAAACCTAGTGGTGGGGACATTCATCGTAAGTGTCTTAATCTGCACCATGGTATTAATATCTCTGATAAGTTTATGTCTGTTATTGATAAATGCACTGTTGACCCTAGTGCCGATGACAGTTGGGAACTTATTGACCCACATACAGGACGAGTGGTTAGAAAAGTCTCTGCTAAAAAACTATGGCAAAAAATTCTTGAGACTAGAGTGGCAACTGGTGAACCTTATATCAGTTTCATTGACACAATCCAAAAGTCTTTGCCGGAGTCTCAAAAGAAAATTGGATTAAAAGTACATCAATCAAATTTATGTAGTGAAATTACATTACCAACAAATGAAGAACGAACAGCAGTATGTTGTTTGTCTTCTCTTAACTTAGAAACATATGATGAATGGAAAGAAAACACTAACTTCATACCTGACGTGGTTCGCTTCCTCGACAATGTATTGGAGTATTTTATTAATAACGCTCCTGATGTTTTACACCGTGCTAAGTATTCTGCTATGCGTGAACGTAGTATTGGACTGGGGACAATGGGTTTCCATTCGTATCTACAAAGTAAAAAAATTCCTTTCGGAAGTGCTTTAGCTAAAGGTCAAAACATATCTATGTTTAGACATATAAAATTACAAGCTGAAGAAACTTCTAGAAAACTAGCAGAAGAAAAAGGTGAAGCACCAGACATGGTAGGAACTGGATTACGTAACGCACACTTATTAGCTATAGCTCCTAACGCTACTAGCAGTATTATTTGTGGTAGCACTAGTCCATCCATCGAACCACTTAGAGCAAATGTTTATAGTCAAAAAACTATGAGTGGTACTTTTTTAATGAAAAATAAATATCTAGAAAAATTATTAAAAGAAAAAGAAATAGATAATGAGACTACATGGAAAAGTATTTTAGCTAAACGTGGTTCTGTCCGTCATTTAAAAGAATTATCTGACTGGGAAAAAGATGTGTTTGCTACTGCTATTGAAATAGACCAACGTTGGGTTATTGACTTAGCTGCTGACCGACAAAAATTTATTTGTCAGTCACAAAGTTTAAATATTTTTGTAACAGCAGATGTTAATATTAAAGATTTACATTTACTACATTTGTCAGCTTGGAAAAAAGGATTAAAGACTCTTTACTATTGTCGTTCAGAAGCAATCAAAAGAGCAGAAATAATTTCAACTAAGATAGAAAGGAAAGTTAGACCAGACGCAGAAGAAGACGAGTGTCTAGCTTGTCACGCATAATGGCAAAAAAGAAAAACAATTTATTATCAAATGACGTAGCACATGAAACTAGGTCTAGATATAAAAAGACTAGCATTGGTGGGAGACCAAGCACAAGCATGATGAATAAAAAGAAACGACAAGGAAGAAACAGAAAACAATTAAAGAATCGAGGACAAGGAAAATGACAGACAATAGTATATTTGACGACATGGACAAACCAAAAAAAAAATATTGCACTTGCAATAAAAAGAAAAAAGAAAAACAAACAGTATTATGGACTGTGTATCACAGTGTCTTAGTAATTGAGTTACTAATATTAATTATTATAGAAGGAGTAGAACTATTAGGATGAGTTTATTAAAAGAAAGAAATCACTACAAACCGTTTCAATACCCATGGGCTTTTGAAGCTTATGACCAACAACAAAAAATGCACTGGCTACCAAGCGAAGTGCCTTTAGCCGAAGATGTAAGAGACTGGAACGAAAGATTAAATGAAAAGGAAAAGAATTTAATTACACAAATATTAAAGTTCTTTACGCAAGGCGATGTAGATATTGCTCAAGCGTACCTTGATAATTATATTCCAAAATTTAAACCACCAGAAATTAGAATGATGTTGTCTTCTATAGCAACAAGTGAAGCTAATCATGCTCATTCTTATTCATTACTTAATGATACTATTGGATTACCAGATAGTGAATACAAAGCATTTCAAGAATATAAAGCTATGGCTGACAAACATGATTATCTTTTTAGAAATAAAGGTGAAGGTATAGAAGGCATGGCTAGAGAACTTGCAACGTTCTCAGCATTTGGAGAAGGATTGCAGCTCTTTGCTTCTTTTGTAATGTTACTTAACTTTCAAAGATTTGGAAAAATGAAAGGTATGTGTCAGATAGTTACCTGGTCCATAAGAGATGAAAGTCATCACGTAGATAACATGATAAAATTATTTCATGCTTTAATAGATGAGAACAAACATATTTGGAATGATGATTTCAAAAAAACTTTATACGATGTTGCAAGAGATATGGTATCATTAGAAGATAAATTTATTGACCTAGCTTTTGAACAAGGTGGAGTAGAAGGTATCGAGCCAAATCAAATTAAACAATATATACGTCACATAGCCGACAGAAGACTATTACAATTAGGATTAAAACCTAATTTTGCTGTCAAAGATAACCCATTGCCTTGGCTTGATTGGGTTTTAAATGGCGTAGAACATACAAATTTCTTTGAAAACCGTGCTACTGAATATGCAAAAGGTAGTATGACTGGAGATTTGTGGGGCTAATAGTACCCATATTAGAAGGAAAAAGATATGAACCCCTTAGATGACATCCAATTACCTTACACAGTGGAAGAACTTGTTAAAACTTTAGACAAAGTTTTTCCAGAAAAAAGTGCTGATTTAAAAGATGATGAACGTACAGTTTGGTTTAAAGCAGGACAAAGAAGTGTAGTTAATTGGTTGGTCGAATTAAAAAAACGTAACGAAGAAAACTTATTAGGATAGGAGATAACTATGTGCATGTCATCAACGAAACAAGCACCTGTAGTTACAAGACCTGACCCTAATATTAAATACGTAGACGGTAATACATTCGACCCAAAAGCTAGTCCACCAGAGATAGACAATACTCCAGTGGTCAGCGATAAAAAGAAAAAAAGTAGTGTATCACAATCTTCGGATGTGACTACATCACAATCTAGTAATTTAACAATACCAACTTATTAAAGGAAGGAAATAACTATGTGTGTAGGAGGAAACAGAAACCCACCCCAACAAGAACCTATTACGCCAGTAAGACAAGCTGTTTCATCAGGAGATGAACTAGCACCTACTATTGAACTAGCTTCAGAAGACGCTTTAGATATAGCAAAGAAGAAGAAATCAAAAAAAGGTACAGTCGCTATGCAAACGGATTTACAAATCCCTGGTAGTTCTGGAACAATTATATAGGTAATTTAAAATGGCAGA